AGCTTGCACCCACGAGATAAGAGGCACCAGGCCGCGCACGTCGGGGCCGGGCTCGGTGTTTGTTGGCTGCCGGGATTGGCCTGCTGACATCTGGCCATCTCCGGTATCCAGCCAGTTCGGGTCAACCCCGTAAGCACGCGCCAAAGCCAAAAGCCCTACAGGCCGTTCCGTGTCGCCTCGCTCGATCTTCGAGATGTCTGACTGCCTCACACCAGACGCAGCCTCAGCCTCTTTCTGTGTCATCTCCGCAAATTTGCGCGCAGCGGCGGCGCGTTTGGCAATCGTATCCATGATTGCATTTACTCCCGCTTGCATATTCTCAAGGGAATCATTAGAATAGTCCTAAAGGAATATTATGGAAGCACGCGACTACGTTAGAGCTATCCGCGATGCGGGGCTCACTCAAGCCCAAGCCGCTGCCAGGTCCGGCATTCGGCAAGCAACTATCAGCAAGATCGAAAACGGCACGGTGAAAGACGTTCTCTCTAAGAACTACCGGGCACTTCAAGTTCTGTACTTCGAAGTTTGCAAGCCCGAACTCGTCACCCCCACCGCAACGGCAGGGGCTTGAGATGCTGATTACCGAACACAGGCTTTCCGCCGACGAAGCCGGCGACATCAAGAGCACCGTATTGGCGGCCGCTCGCATCAGCACCATCGACCCGCACACGCTCACGCAGTCGCTGATCGATGCGTTTGAACTGATCGAACGGACTACTGCTGAACCGGTTTCGTCAGCTCGGAATATAGCGTGAGCAAGTACGTCGCATCCGCGTGTGCTCGGGCAGTTGGGCCACTGGCGCCTACCCCAACGCTGCCCTGGAGCTTTATCACCTCCGATTCGAGCCCTGATTTGATCAAGGCCAGCGCGCTGGCTTCTGAAAAACTCTTCATTTTGTTTGCCCGTCGCCGGGTCCGTGTTGTGGAACTCGGACTCTACCCGGCGACCGGGCGGGCTCTTTTCTTCGGAGTCATCTGAATGGCCCTCACCAATTTGCACCCCGTCGCGCTCTCTCAATCTGTGGAAGGAGGAGGAAGGCGCGACGGGGCCGCACCCGACTACATCGACGCGTTCAGTGACGCGCTCGACCGGCGCGATCTGTTCGCAGTGGACTTCAACGGTATCGCCGCATGGAGCGCTGAGATTGATCGCCGCATCGCTCAATCGAAGGGTGGCGAGACGCTCAATCGTGAGGGCTGCGGAGGCAAGGGAGTAGGCGGTTTTCATCATGAGTGAAGTTTCTTTGACTCCGCATGAACGCGCCAGAAGGATCGCTTCGGCAATCCTTCAGCGGGTGAATGCAACTGAAACACAGGCAAGCATCGCCACCGCCCTGGGAGTGAGTCCAGCGACCATTCAGCGCATGTTGGCCGATCACCTGGAGACCTTCGCCGGAATCATGGCGCACGTAGCCCTCAAGGCTGTGCCGGTCGAATACCAGTGCGTGTCAGGCGAGACATACGCATTCCTGACCTCGACGCACCAGCGCGTGATGGCCCAAGCGCCGCATTTGATTTGGGACACAAAAGCATGACCAGCCCTTTCAACTGGCAGATGCCATCCCCGAAACCGGTCATCAAGGCCGACAAGCGCGTGACCGGTCAAACCCCAGCGCAACGTACTGCACAGGCTCTGCGGAGCAACCCGCTGTATCAGCAAAGCAAGGTGCTGACGTGACCATCGCCCACACATCCCGCGCTGCGTATGAATCGCTGTCACCGATCAACTACATGCAACCCAAAGAGCGGGCGCTGATGCAGGTTTTCAGTGCCGACTCGATTGCACTGACGCGCGAGCAACTGGCCGCAGCCCTGCACTGGAAAGAATCCGCTGTGTGCGGCCGGGCCAATTCACTGGTGACAAAAGGCGCGCTTGAAGAGATCGACGGCGGCAAGACTTCGAGCGGTCGTGCGGCGAAGTTGTTGCGGTTGCCACGGGGCGTGCAGGGCGATATGTTTGCGCGGGCTGCGTAATGGCCGGTATGGATTGGTTCCGCTGGCATCACGGGTCTGTCACAGACCCTAAGTTTCAGCTTGTCGCGCGCAAATCTGGCGCATCACTTCCTGATGTGCTGGCCGTGTGGGCCTACGTGCTGGAGACGGCCAGCCAAGCCGCAAAGCGCGGGCACTTTGGCGAGATTGATGCCGAAGCACTCGACTGCCTATTCAACTTTCCAATCAATGAAACCCGGACTGCGGACATTCTTGCAGCGATGACAGCGCGCGGGCTGATCACTGACGGCGCCATGGTGGCATGGGAGAAACGCCAGCCCAAGCGCGAGCGCGAAGACGACAACAGCACTGAGCGCGTGAAGGCGTTTCGAGAGAAGCAACACCATGAAACGCCAGAAGAAGCCACGAAACGCCTAGAGGAGAGGAGATTAGAGGAGATAAGAAAAGAAGAGGGGGGAGGAATCCCGCGCGCAACCTCTGCTGACGCATCCGAAGGCATGAAGTCCACCGGCCTGCAAGGCGTTGACCCATCGCACCCGAAACTCTCCGCGCTGCTGGCAATCGGAATCACGACTGCCGAACTTGTCGCCGCATCCATCGACGCCGTGCACAAGAAAAAACCGTTCACCTACGCCCTGGCCACTGCCGAAGGGCGACGGCGGGATTCTGCAATCGAGCCTTTGCCTGCTGCTGCAAAAGCCGATCCCGATTCACGCAGCGTCATCGAGGCCGAAGGCGTTGCCGCTGGTCTTGGCCCATGGAACGAAACCGAACAGTGGGCGATTTACAAAGCCCGCGTTCGTGGCAACCCGCAACCCATCCTCTCCCTTGTCGCACTCGCTGGCATGGCTGCTCAACATCAAGGCGCAACCGCATGAAACCGTTCCTGAAACCCGGCCCGCGCGACTGGGCGCGCCGCATCCTTGCCGACAAGGCCGCAGGGCACAAGGTCAACCCCGCAGCGTTCGTCATGGCAACGGCTGCGATGGCTGGCAAAACATCTGCACTGGTGGCTGCATGAGCCGCGACCACATGAACCCTGAAGAGCGCGAAGCCATGCGCATCCTCGATCTTTATCGCGCCGGTGCTGGCGAGTCGGACGGCATCACCTCCGACCTGATCGCGCACTGCCTGCGTGTGACGGGCGATGCGATCGGCCAATCATGAACCCGCACATCTGCGAATGCTGCGGTCAACGCAAGCCAGTAACCCCAAAAGTCAAGGCGAAACAGATCGCAGAAGCCCGCGCTAGGAACGCTGCCGGCGAATCAGCTGCAGTGCTGGCCGAGCCGTTCGGCGTAAGTATTTCAACGATGCAGGAATGGTGCGCTGGAGCTAAGAGAGAAGCGCGCGCCCTGGTGCCCCCGGTCGTGCGCCGAGTCAATGCGAGCCCCTTGCACCCTGACGCAATTGTCCCCCGTGCGCTGTCGCAACGCTCAACGCTGGCAGCGTGCTGGAGTGGCGCATGAATGACGCTCGATCAACACCTGTTGCACCTCGTCTGGCTGATGCAGAAATTTCCGGACGGATGGCGCGCCCATTGCCGGCACAGAGCGCGGGAGCTATCGGCCCAGCCGGAACTAGCCGACCTGCCGCGCCTGCTGACCGCTGCAATGCAATCCGAGGCCAAGCCTACGACCACAACGGACAGCGAGTAATCGCACAGGCTGACGGTCATCGGGTCTGGGTTGTACCGGTGACGCCGGGTGTGCTGTGCCGGGGGTATTACGCGCACGCAGTGGATCTGGTGGCGGTGGAATGTGGGGAGGCGGCATGAGAGTCGAAACCATTGGCGATGCCCCAAAGTTGTCTGCGCCGTTCCCGTACTTCGGCGGTAAATCGCTCGCGTGCAATGCCGTATGGGCTGCATTCGGCGATGTCGCAAACTACGTCGAGCCATTTGCCGGGTCGGTTGCGATGTTGCTCGGCGCACCTGCCGGTAAACGCATCGAGACGGTTAACGATGCGGACGGTTTTGTAGCGAATTTCTGGCGCTCAATTTCAAAGTGCCCGGAAGATGTAGCCATGCACGCCGACTGGCCGTGTAACGAGGTTGATCTGTTCGCGCGGCATTCGTGGCTGGTTCGACAAGCCGATGGTTTGACTGCGCGGCTGCACGCTGATCCTGATTGGTTTGATGTTCGGATCGCTGGCTGGTGGTGCTGGGGTCTATGCAATTGGATCGGCTCCGGATGGTGCTCAGGGGTGGGGCAGTGGGTCCATGATGGCACCGCGCTTGTTAATTCGCGCCAACTCCCTCACCTCGGTGACGCTGGGAAGGGAGATCGGTCTGTATTCATCGGGGAATGGTTTGGCGCGTTGCATTCCCGCTTGCGTGATGTGCGCGTGACCTGTGGAGATTGGACCCGCGTCGTTAAAGATTCGGTAACCACGCGCCACGGATTGACCGGGGTGTTTCTTGACCCGCCATACACAAAGGGGTTAATGGACTACGCGGCTGGCGGTGTCGGCGGTACGCTTGCGGATTCTGTGCGTGCTTGGTGTATTGCCAACGGCGATAACCCATCCCTGCGCATCGTGTTGTGCGGTCATGCTGGCGAGCATGACGAGCTGTTAGAGCACGGATGGCATACCCGCACATGGAATGCGCGCAAAGGCTACGCATCGACTGAAGAGGCGATAAATAACAGCGCAGGCGAGACGCTCTGGTGTTCCCGCGCCTGCGTGCCGCTAATTGCGGCGCAGCGCGATATTTTTGCGGAGGCCGAATGACCCTCCCAGCCGATATATCCCGCTGCGATGGCCGCACCCTGCCGACCGACTCAAACCCGCACGAGGCGCATTTTCTGGCGCCGGAGTGTCGCTACTGCCTGCGCAAGACTGCCGATCGGCTCGACCGGGTGATGGTGATGGCTGCGCCTGCTCCGATGATGACAGCGTGCGTTATGCGCATAAAAGACGCGCATGACTGACGACCTCAAAGACCCAAACAAAGCGGTCGATTACATCATCGCCAATGCGTCGAAGCTCGCTGTCGCCAAGTCGAATCGCATCTACCTCGAAGAGTTTCGCAAGAGTAAGAAGGCAATTCTCATGGGCCAATGCACGGAGAAATCAGCCGTTGCCCGTGAGCAATACGCCTACTCGCACGAGGATTATCTGGCGCTGCTGGGCGGCCTGAAGGCTGCCATCGAAGCGGAGGAATTTGTCCGCTGGCACATGGTCGCAGCGCAGGCGCGGATTGAGATTTGGCGCACGCAAGAGGCATCGAATCGACTGCAAGACAGGAGCGCGCGATGAAGGTCATCTTGAAACCTCGAATCATTCGCCTGGGTGCGCTTTGGTTCTGCGCCTGCAGCCTCAAGCGTGCCGGCTCTATTGTTCATGCGCCTTCATCAATCGGGAGGGGGTCGACGCCTTTTATCGCCTGGGCAAATTGGCGGGGGATGGTGAAGTGATCGCGCGCAGCACAAAGCCGAATCGCTGCCAGCACTGCAAGGCCCGGATGCCCGACGACAAAGCCCGGCATGTTTTGCACGAGGAATGCATTGAGCCATGGCTTGAGAAGCAGCACGTAAAGAAGCTGGCAAAGCGCAAGGCGGATCTGTTGAAGGCAAAGCGCATCGAGAAGGCCGTTGACCGGAAAAAACGCGAAGCTCAAAAGACCCTTCCTGTGCTTAAAGCCGAAGCGCAAACCGCATTTAACGCCTGGACGCGCGCGCGTGACGTCATGCAGCCCTGTATCTCCTGTGGAAAACCGCCGGGTGACGTCACCCAGTTGCACGCGGGACGGGATGCCGGGCATTACCGATCTGTCGGCAGCGCCCCTCATGTCCGCTACGACGAGCGCAACGTACACGCGCAATGTGTCTCGTGCAACCAGTACGGCGCCGGCCGCGCTGTCGAGTATCGCCAGGGCCTGATCGTGCGGATCGGGCTGGCCAACGTCGAGGCGCTGGAGGCAGAGCAAGGCGCGCGCAAGTGGGGACACGACGAATTGCGCGCGATCAAAACGAAATACGCGGCGATGACGAAACAACTGAAAAGGGAGATGGGATGACGGACGGCTAACCCAATTAAAAAAGCCCCGCACTCGCCAAAGTGCAGGGCTTCCGGTGAATCGCATCGCACCCGCATTTTACCGGAACACATAATGAAGGTCGACATCAATCACACAGCCATGCTCGATGACCTGCTGTCACGGTGGCACACCTGGGCGAGCAGGTACAACCCATTGCCCCGCGTAAGCAACAATCCCATGTTCGCCAACGCAAAAAGCGGCAGAGGATGGGAAGAAAACAGCGAGAGCGTCGAAAACGAGCTGAATGGGCAGACGATGGAGGCCATTGATTTTCAGGCGGGCGAGATGGCGGAGCCGCACCGGACAGCCATCCACATCAATGCCCGCAACTGCGCGACCGGGCGCAAAGTGTGGTCAAGCCCGCGCCTGCCCACCGACCCGCTGCAGTGCGCGCAGATCGTTAGTGAGGCAAGGGCGATCATGTCCGATCGTCTCGTAAATGCCGGGGTGTTTTAAATAGTTGACAGGCGGCGCGAAAAGTCTTCTAATTGCGGTGCGGGTAGAAATACGCCTGCACATAACCCGCTCTGAGCAATCACGGCGGGTTTTTTCATTCCCGGTTCAACCGCCTTTTTTGAGTGTGTGCTGTGCTGTGGTTTAGCTCCGCAGTCGGGGTTGACTCCAAAGAACATACGCTGCTTCATGCGATGCGGCACACACTCGATTACTCAATTCGGCCAACCCAACAAACCAATTGCTCAACGCATGGGGTTGCGCCGGGTATTCAGCAGCCCAACATGACCGTTGCACGCATCAGAGGCAGAGCATTGCAACGGATGCGAGAGCTGCATCTGAGGTCACAGCCGCTCTGTGTGTCATGCCTAACCAAGACACCTAAGCGCATTACTGCCGCAACCGAGTTAGATCATGTGGTCGCGCTGTGCAATGGTGGGACTCACGATGCCAGCAACCTGCAAGGATTGTGTCGTGAATGCCATGCTGACAAGACGGCGCAGGATATGGGTTACACGCGTAGACCGACCATTGGAGCGGATGGATGGCCAATAGGTGCCGCATAGGTATCTGTCTATTCGCAGCAATTGAACATTGCCAATACATGCGGGCCATTGCGTCACGCGCGCTCTGTTGCTGTTGTAGCGAAAAGGGTAGGCGGGGTATCAACCAACTCATTTGCAGGGTCCTGGCGCTGGCCGATGGGGATAGGGGGGCTCAATCGCTAGAGCGAATCAACAGGAACCCGGGTATATCCATTTCATTTGCTAATCCCGGACAAAAAAGCTGATTTTTACTGAAATTTGAATGACACAGCGCGGCAGAAAATCGGCGGCTTCGCTTGCTGTCGTAGCCCTAGCCACGTCTGTAACGTCCATTCAGCGCCTTGCGCCAGCGTTGCATATCAGTGATGCAGAGCGCGCCGTATGGCTTCAGGTTGTCAACGATCAGCCGGCAGAGGCATTCAGCGCAACGCACGCCCCGCTGCTTGAACTCTACTGCCGCCACATCGTCCAGGCTCGAATCATTGCAGAGGAGTTGTCCGGGTTTGAGTGCGCATGGCTTGCCGACGACGATGGCCTAAAGCGCTTCGACCGATTGCTGGCGATGTCTGACCGTGAGAGCCGCGCAGCATCATCGCTAGCCACCCGTCTCCGCATCACCCGCCAAGCCGTGGAACATCCTCAGACTGTCGGTCTACTTCTGGCCGGTCAATCCAAGAAGCGCAAACCCTGGGAGATTCCAGCATGAAGCGCGGCGAAACAAACATCAAATGGATCGAGGCGCATTGCCGCATCCCTGAAGGCAAACTCGTTGGTAAAGCTGTGGTGCTCACAAAGCATCAGCGCAAGTGGATACGCAAGATCTACGACACCCCGACGCGCACGTTCATTCTGTCGATGGCCCGCAAGAATGCTAAAACGGCATTGGCATCGTTCCTGTTGCTGCTGCATCTGTGCGGCCCCGAAGCCAAGCCAAACAGTCAACTCTACAGCGCGGCACAGTCGCGCGACCAAGCGGCGATCCTGTTCGCGCTCGCCGCTAAGGTAGTACGGTTGTCGCCCGATCTGTCCGACGTGGTGACCATCCGAGACAGCGGCAAACAGTTGTTCTGCCAAGAACTTGGCACGCTTTACCGCGCCTTGAGCGCAGAGGCCTCTACCGCATATGGCCTATCCCCGGTGTTTGTTGTCCATGATGAATTGGGGCAGGTAAAAGGGCCGCGCTCTGAGTTGTACGAGGCACTTGAGACGGCATCAGCCGCGCAGGAGAGCCCGCTCTCTATCGTCATCAGCACGCAAGCGCCAACCGATGCAGACCTTCTGAGCTTGCTGATTGACGACGCCCTGACCGGCGCAGACCCACGCAACAAAGTGGAGCTTTGCACGGCATCGCTAGACCTCGATCCGTTCAGCGAGAAATCCATCAGGGCGGCAAACCCGCACTTTGACGACTTCATGAACAAAGAAGAAGTCATGCGTCAGG